GAGTATCGATTTGGCAATACTGGTGCATCCTACAACTATGCTGACTTTCTTCAAGGTGAAAATATGTTTTTATTAACATTTAAGACTGCAACCAATTATGACCAAAACACTGGATTAATGAATTTAGACGCCGGAAGTGAAACATTTAATGGTCTTTATTCAGTTCTTGAAGTTGAAAATCATTTTGAAAATGGAAGTTTTACACAAACTTTATCGGCTTACAAAGAACTTTTCAGCCAAAAAATAGATAAATTATTAACACCCAGTGTTACTACAAATACCAATTTGTAAATTACACTAGATAATTTTATACAAGGTAACTATCGAAGATGCCCGTATTTACAAGAACAACTAACACACCAAAAAGCTTTGAATTTGAGCCTCTCGGACGTGCGACTTTATTAGATAAAATATACATAGGATTTATTAAAGATACTGTAGATAATCAATATATGGGTCGTCTTAAAGTATGGATACCCGAGTTAGGGGGAGATCCAGCTGATAGTTCCGGATGGTTAACAGTAAGCTATGCAAGTCCGTTTGCAGGTGCTACTAATGTTTTTGCTAATACCAACGGAAATCAATACTTGAATTCCCAAAGAAGTTATGGAATGTGGTTTGTGCCACCAGATCTTGAAAATGAAATTTTATGTTGTTTTATAAACGGTGATCCTGGTAAGGGTGTATGGTTTGCTTGTCTATATCAACAAAATATGAATCACATGGTCCCTGGATTACCGGGTAATAATACAACCAATGGTCTGCCAGTTGGCGAATATAATAAAATGCAGACCAATATAAATTTTAATAGCCCTAACAGACCTACTTATGATCCATTAGCAAACGCACTTAAAACACAGGGACTAGATCAAGATCAAATAAGAGGGGTGTCTGATAGCGGCGCTCGCAGAGCTAATCCATACAATTCAGTTTATGGGTTATTAACACCTGGTGGGTCTCAATTTGTACTTGATGATGATCCGGCTAATACCTTTATTAGATTAAGAACACAAGGTGGTGTTCAAATATTGTTAAATGATGATACTGGTGAGATATACATGATCACCAGCGCTGGTAATAATTGGTTCAGCATGACAGCAGATGGTGCAGTTAGTGTGTACGCAGCTAATGATATAACCATGAGGACTGAGCGTAGTTTTAATATCAGAGCCGATCTTGATATTAATTTTGAAGCCGGTCGTAACATGAACATAAAAGCCAGAGGTGATCCAGATGTAGAAGCATCGAGTCAGGGCGGTGGTATAATTCAGATGAATGCTAACACAGCAGTTCATATGTCATCCGGTGATGATTTCTTTATAGGAGCACAAGGGGATGTACATACTTTTGCACAAGGGGGTATATTTAATACCTCCAAAGAAGATAGTAATTATAAAGCAGCAGGATCAATGTTTGTACAATCAGACGGCGGTGATGTTGACATAAAAGCCAAAGCAGAAATACATGCTACTGCTACCAACGTTCATCTTAATAGTGTAGTTCCCGGAGATGCTACTGCTGCTAGTTTTGCACTTGCTCCTCAGGATTTAAATGTAGTAGATGCAACAGTTATTAACGGTACAATTACACCAATAACAAGAAGAACAATTCTTTACAATTTAGTATATCACGAGCCTTACCCACACGATTCTAGTGCTGCATCGGGTCAGTACAACGGATCTGTTCAACAAACTAATCCCGTTACAGATCCAAATATACAATTAGCAAGAAAAGGTGAGATAGTAGCAAATTCAAATGTTCCTTTAGATATAGTAGGTACTCCAAAACCCGGCATGACACCCGGATACTATAAAGGTATTGGGTACGACAATCAAGGTAATCCAGTTTATCAATACCAAGGTGGTGCTACAGGTCCATTAACAATAGGACCTTGTGCTGGTTATAGTACTAGTGCCAGCGGATTAGCATGGTTAAAGTCAAAAGAAGGTATGTTTTGGTCAATATCGCCTGATCCGCCGGGTCAAACTAAGTTGTTTTCAATTGGTCATGGTCATCAGTTATCTCCTGCAGAATTAGCAGGAAAGTATGTAATAATCAATGGACAACGAGTAGACTTGCCAGATGGCAAAATAACAATGGCACAAGCTGATCAACTATTCCAGCAGGATGTTGTTTCAAAAGGGGAAAATCTTGTTAAGAAAGCCATAACAGTAAGTCTTACTCAGAGTCAGTTTGATTCTCTAGTTAGTTTTGCCTACAACACAGGGCATTGTTCTGGCACTGATTTAGCAACTGCAATCAATGCTGGTAATTTTGAAGCTGTTCCGCAAGGTTTTATGAATTGGGCACATCCTTCTGTGTTAATATCAAGGCGTCGTCAAGAAGCACAATGGTTTATGTCGGGAGTTAAACCCCCAACAGGATAAATTAACCCAGCACTTTATCAATAGATAAATATGCAGTTAGAACTGAGAGATATCAATTCATTATGGCTGTATTACAAAATAAAAGGTTATTTGTTGGTTATAGTACTGTTGAAACAAACAGCAAATTACAACAATTCACCGACATAGAACTGATAAAACGAGATTTGTTAAATAACTTTTATACTCGTAAGGGTGAAAGAGTAATGATGCCAACTTATGGGTGTGGTATATGGGATTTATTATTTGAACAATTTGACGATATAGTACAAGATTCAATAATAGAGGAATGTACTAGTGTGATAAGTTCAGATAGTAGAGTTCAATTGATGAATATTGCAGTAACTCAGTTTGATCAGGGATTTACTGTACAGATGGATTTACTCTATGTACCGTTTAACGTAGTAGACACTTTTAGTTTACAATTTGATAATAGAACTATGACAAACTTCTAAGGACTATAAATGACAGTTTCGCAGCAACAACGCCAGTCACAATTATTTGCAGCAGAAGATTGGCAGGTTTTATACACTGCATTTAGTAAAGTAAATTTCAGCTCATACGACTTTAATACTATTAGAGCTGCAATGATCAATTATATTAGACTAACATATCCGGAGGATTTTAATGACTGGATCGAAAGCTCTGAATTTGTTGCAATTATTGATTTATTATCCTATCTCGGACAAAGTCTTGCATTTAGAATGGATCTCAATACAAGAGAGAATTTTATAGATACAGCAACTCGTCGTGAAAGTATATTTAGATTAGCAAGAATGCTGAGCTATCAACCTCAGAGATGTACACCTGCACAAGGTTTGCTTAAAATAACACAAGTAACTTGTAATCAAGACATCTATGATTCTAACGGATTAAATCTTAATAATACCACTATTACATGGAATGATTTAAACAATCCAGATTGGTTTGAGCAATTTATATTGGTTTTAAATTCAAGCTTAAACAGTAATAATAGTTTTGGTAATCCAAGTTCAACCGGTACAATAGGCGGAATTAATACAGAGCTGTACCAACTCAATAACACTATAATACCAACTAGTACAATACCATTTACTGCATCAGTTGGTGGTAATTCGATGGATTTTGAATTAGTAAATCCAAATTTTTCAACAGTTAACACTGATGCAGGTATTTTTAATAATTATGGATATTTCTATGAAATGTCGCCTAATCCACTAAACAGTTGGAATGTAATATATAGGTCAGATGGCAACGGAAACTCCAGTAACAATACTGGATTCTTTTTGATGTTCAAACAGGGTACAATTGGGTTTAGCGATTATAGATTAGATTATCAAATAGCTAATCGTATTATTGATGTAGCAGTTGATAATGTTAATCAAACAGACATATGGGTACAAAGTGTAGATGTTAATGGGTTAGTAACAACCGATTGGACGCAAGTACCTAGTGTTAACGGTTTTAATGTAATTTACAATAGTCTTGACCAAGGTGTAAGAAATATATATTCTGTTGTTAGTAGAGATAATAATGGTTCTGATCAAATAAGTGTGCGATTTGCTGACGGTAATTTTGGTAATGTTCCAATAGGTTTGATAAGAGTATGGTATAGAGTCAGTAACGGCTTACAATATCAGATTAGACCAACTGATATGTCCAATTTACAATTTAGTTTTAATTATAATGACAATATTAATAACACTTATTCTATAGTATTCAATGCTAGCTTACAAACTACAGTGGCTAATAGTCAAGCTAGCCAAACAAATGAACAAATAACTTTAAATGCTAGCCAGGTATATTATACTCAAGACAGAATGGTTAATGGTGAAGATTATAACCTTTATCCGTTACAGAGTTCACAAGCTCTTAAAGTCAAAGCTGTTAATAGAACATACGCAGGACATAATCGTTATATGGATATAAATGACCCAACTGGAAACTATCAAAATATAAATGTTTTCAGTCAAGATGGTATTTTATATTCCGAATACGACCTTAACAAATACGATTTTTCCTATAATGCTGCATTTAATGGATCAGCCGTTGTAACCACATACATACAACCGATGATAAGCGGAACTGCGTCATCAACTAAAATATCTACCGAATTAAGAGATTTTTTCTTAAATAATTATCCAAGATATCCTGCAAGTTTGTTAGTGTGGAGAACAGTTAACAGTAATTCTGGTAGTATGAATGGTGCATTTTTCACAGGAGCAACTGCTCAAAAATTAGGAGATGCTGTACATAATGGTTCCCCACAACTATATATTCAAACAGGAAGTATGGTTAATTTTGCTAATAGCGGATGGTCGTATGTATCTTCAATAGTAGGGGACGGTGACGGAATTTCACAAACTGGAATATTATCTAACGGTCAAGGAGCAGTGACTCTTGATACTAATGTAACTACCGGGGACGTTGTACAATATATAATCCCTACTTGGAGAACAACTTTTAATTCAGATGAAATTTCAAGTATAGCTGCTTCTATAAATCAACAACAAACATTTGGTATTGGATATAATCCAACAACAACATCTTGGTATGTGATAAGCAACGATAATCTTAGCAATAGCAGTTTATTTTCGTTAACAAATGCACAGGATATTACTAGTACTAGTAAAGATGCTAGTTGGTTAATAAAGATGGTTTACATTGGACCAAATTGGAGAATGTATACTAGATCTCAAAGATACGTCTTTGAAAGCGTCAATGATGTAAGATTTTATTTTTCTAATACTAATAAAGTAATTGATCTTACAACTGGGTTAGCCAAAGAAGATTATATAAACATTTTGGGAGTTAATACACAACCTGACTCTTCATATGCATTAGGCACTGATTATTTCTGGAAAATAAAAGGACAATATGTTTATCCGGACGGATACACCGAAGCAAGAAGTGTTCAAATTACATTTAACGATTCTAAAACTTCAGGTGCAGCAGATAATCCTGACGAATTTATTAATATTGTTAATCCAAACATAGGAACAAATAAATTATTATTCTGGCAACAACTTATAAGTAGCGACGGGTATCAGTACTACTCACCTATTACTATTCCTTCTGATAATATATTTAAAACTAAATCAGATATTGTTATTGATAAATTAAAAAACGGAGATTTATTGTTTGTCATAGACACTTCGGCATTTTATTCATATACAAACCTTCAACTGGTAGATGTTACAACAAGTTATAAAGTTAGAGTTGGTCGCAATAATTTAAGTTATCTATGGAAGCATTATGCATCGTCTGATCAAAGAATTAATCCAGCTATTAACAATATCATAGATATGTATGTATTAACCAGTCAATATGATACTGATATGAGAAATTGGATTAGTCTTAACGGTACAGTTAATACTATGCCGTCTCCCCCAACAACAGATGAGTTATTAACAACTTTTAATCAGTTTGAATTATATAAAATGATGACAGATCAAATGGTTTGGCATCCAGTTAAATATCGACTATTGTTCGGTCAGCAAGCTGACCCTGCATATCAAGTTAGATTCAAAGTAGTAAAAACAACGGGTACATTAACTAGTGATAGTGAAGTTAAATCCAAAGTCATTGCAGCTATTAATCAATATTTTAGTTTAGCTAATTGGGATTTTGGATCAAGCTTCTTTTTTACTGAATTAGCAGCATACTTACATACACAGTTAGCTACGGTTCTTGGCAGTATAGTTATTGTCCCACTGAGCGGGGGTAGTAGCTTTGGTGATCTTTTTGAAATTACTGCAGATCCGGACGAAATTTTTATAAGTTGTGCTAGAGTTACAGATATTGACATAGTTCAGGCACTAACTGAATCAGAATTAGGAATAAACAATGGCTAATTTAACAGCTATAGGACCACAGCCGCTTAAACCAGCAACAAGTAATTTGTTAGTAACATCTAACACTGTTGTACCTAAACGATCAACTATAGATTTGTTACCAGATGTTAATCAAACTCAGACTCTAGCTAAGTTTTTCAATGCCACAGTTGATCATTTACTACAACCTGAAAATGTTGAATTTATTAATGGTTATATAGGATCTAAACCGCCATATTATAATTCAAATAAAGATTTTTATGTAACTGAATATGACCAGGAAAGACTTAACTATCAATTGCCTGTTACCGCTGTTAGTATTGATCAATCGTCGGGTAGTATTAACAATGTAATGTTTTATGATGATATCATAAATCAATTGGGTTTACAAGGTGCTAATGTAAGTAATCCCAGTAGACTACTAGATGGTGATTACTATAGTTGGTCTCCCCCTATAGACATTGATAAATTTGTTAACTATTACGAATACTATTGGGTACCAGACGGTCCTGATATGATTCAGTTATTAGATACAACTGATTTGGTTAATTTAGCAATTGGGGCTGTTACATATACTTATACAGGTCGTTACTATCTAACATCTACTGATACTACTGTTACCGGAAGCTTGGTATTTACAAGCGGTATGAGAATACAAGTTATCGATGATATTGATTATACATTAAACAATAGAACATTGATAATAGAAGGTGTTGGTCGGTCTATTAAAATTAAAGATGACATTATATATCAAAAGCCCAGTTGGGATACTGTAAGTTGGGATACAAGAGGTTGGTCTGGTGATGATTCTGTTATTGTTCCAGACTATATGACTATAGGACGACTGAGTACGAATATCAATCGATGGAGTTGGAATAATAGATGGTTTCATAAAGATGTACTAGCGTTAGCCGGAACAATTGTACAAGAAGGTATTGCGGTTAATGCATCAAGACCCATTATTGAATTTAACGCAAACATAGACCTTTATAATTTTGGTTCTTTTGGCCGCCCTGATGTTGATTTAGTTGATACTACTAGAATTAATATTTTTGAAACACTAGTCGGAAGTGCAAGTGGAACTGTTGACGACACTACACTTATTGACGGCATGAGAATATTAGTAACTGCTGATTTAAATCCACAAGTTAATAATAGAATATACGAAGTAGGTGGTATTGTAGAATACGGATTAATTACTCTAACATTGGTATCCGATGGACAAAATACAGACGGATCGCCGGCTATAGGTGATTGTGCATACGTAACATTTGGTGTTTACAACAGCGGAAACACCTACTGGTACAACGGCACCAATTACGTAGTCGGACAAGCCAAAGTTAAATATCAACCACCGTTGTTTGCAGGATATGACAAAGACGGCATTAATTTAATAGATCCTGCAGTTTATCCCGGAAGTAATTTCACAGGAACAACAATATTTACATATGCAATAGACATAACGGCACAAGTTGATTCTATACTAGGACTACAAATTAAAAGAGATCAATTTGGAGATTATGTTTTTGATAACTCTTTAACGACAAGAAGTTATTCATATATTGAAAATAGTCAGCTTACTGATTTCAATGGATATATTTGGTATCGTGATAGTTATATTGGTAATGGTTGGTATAACAGTGGTAATCCTAGTAAACAATATATAATTAATTCGTTTGATATAACAACTCCGACTACAACATTCTTAATAGATCAAATACCTGCTGATTATTCGACTGGATCATTACCACCTGTAATGGTTTACTTAATTCAAAATGGTAATTCTTATTTGTTATTTGAAGAAGTTAATTATACTGTAAGTGGACGAATAATAACTCTCACAACTCCGGCTGCTGTATCGTCGAGAATTGAAATACGTAGTTGGTCTGCAAATTTACCATCTGGTAATAATGGATATTATCAACTTCCTATAAATTTAGTAGCAAATCCCAATAATAATCAACCTACTAATGTGTCATTTAATGAAACTATAAAACACTTTACAGGAATTATATCTAATCAATACAATGAACAAAGTAATGGTGTAGGTAACACAAATTGGAGAGATAGTACTCAGAATAGAGGATTAGGTCTAGAAATATTACAGCACAGATCACCATTGTTAAAGTTAATGATGTTGAATAGCAATAATATCAACACCGGCATGTTAAGCAGTACAAGTTTAACTGATCCAAGTTTAGCAATACAATTTGCACAAAGAGAGTATAATAAATTTTATAATAGATTTATACGTACATTGTTTAAATTATATTCAACATCAGGATACGATAAATCTATCACTCCTCAACAATGGATAGATGCTGCTCTATCACAAGTAAATCTTGGCAAAAGCAAAATAAGTGCTTGGGCATATAGTGGATATGAACAAAATGAAGATTTTTCAACAACAACTGCTAAGCCTACATTTGTTCCGCCAACTGCTACTAAGTTAGGAGTAGCTCCGGCTTATAAGCCAGTTGCATATTTAGACTCTGATTATTATCCACCTAAGTTAACCTTGCAAACCCACGACGGAGCTAGAATTATTTTAGAAGATTTAGAAGGATTACAGTTAGGTACTATAAGCAATAATGCAACTAAAACTTCAAACCCAACACTATTAACTAATCCGGTAGCATCGGCATGGTTACAATTTGAACTTGACCTTTATAATGCTATTCCGTCTATGTATAGTGACATTGATGCAGTACCTGCATTTGATGTTAGAATATATACTCCGGGAAAATGGAGAACAACTGATTATACACGAAAAGAATACTTAAACATATTAAGACCTAGTTTTAGTAAATGGATAATACACGCACAAGTTGACTATATGGCTAATACTGGTTATTCACCAAATAATCAGTTTTCATTTAATTATAGCAATTGTGTTGATAAACAAGGAAATTATGTTCCGGGCCATTGGAGAGGAATTTACAGATATTTCTATGATACTGATCGTCCTCATACTAATCCATGGGAAATGTTGGGATTTAGTCAACAACCCACATGGTGGATAAGTGAGTATGGTCCTGCTCCGTACACCAAAGGAAATACACATTTATGGACTGATCTTAGAGATGGTATGATTAGACAGGGAAACAGAGCTGGTCGAGATTTAAATTGGGCTAGATCTGGATTAATGGATTGTATACCAGTTGATGATCAAGGAAATTTACTACCTCCTTTATTAGCAGGAACTATAGTAAATCTACCAACAACTGTTGATGCTAAATCTGAGTGGGAATTTGGCGATGGTGCACCGGTAGAAAATGCATGGATAAACAGTATTGAATATGAATTTGCTGCTGCATTAACTGGTTATTTAATGAAACCTGCTAGATTTATCGAGCAAGGATGGGATCCATTAAGAACTGTTAGTGCAGGATCAAATGATACTAAACAATATTTGTATATTGATACAAATAGTCGTCGTAGTAGCAGCAGATTTTATGTTCACAGAGAGAACCCTTCAAGTATTAATGAAATTTTAAATATTCCAAATGAATCAAATTTAACATTCTTTGGAAGCTGGGGTATCCAACATTGGATAAGTGAGTATTTAATCAGCCAAAATCTCAGCGTTACCACTTATATGGGCAACTTAATCAGGGGATCGTACGGTGTTTTGGCACACAAAGTTGGTGGGTTTATTAGCACTGACAATAGCTTAAGAGTTACCGCTGACAGTTTTGGACAACTTGGTTATACAAATCAATTAATACCTAGTGAAAATATACAAGCTTACATATACAGATCAACTAGTTTAGGAGTATATTTTTATAGCGGAGTTATAGTTTCTAAGATAAACAATGGATGGAAAGTGTATGGATATGATGGTATTACACCGACATTTACTACTATTCCCAGCATACAGACCGGTCCAAAAATTAATTTGGTTATAGGTAATCAATCTGTTACAGAATATCAAACAGGACAAGGTACATTAACCGTTCCTTATGGCACCATATTTGGTACTAGACAGGAAGTTTACGACTTTTTAATATCTTATGGTAGATGGCTAGAAAACAATGGTTGGGTTTTTGATACTGTTAATCAAGACAGTGGTAACGTTATAAACTGGAGACAAAGTGCTAAAGATTTTATGTATTGGAGTCAAGGTAATTGGGATAACGGAAACTTTGTAGCACTAAGCCCGGCCGCTAACGGAGTTAAGTTTCGACAAGATTTTGGTAGTATTCAATACGTAAATGGCACAATAGGAGGCACATATCCTGTTTTAGACAAATTAGGACAGCCAATAGAGACACAAAATGTAGAAGTTCTTAGACAAGATGGCGAAATATTAGTAAATCCTATTAATAATCAAACTATATTTGGTTTACGACTGTTTATGACATCAGTTGAACATATACTGTTGTTTGACAACGTAACTCAGTTCAATGATCTTATATATGATCCGTTATATAACATATATCAGCCTAGACTTAAAGTATATGGATATAGAACAAATGGCTGGACTGGAAGACTAGATGCACCCGGATATTTTCTCTACCAAGATTTGGCTACTAATCAATGGAAGATGGTCAGTAACTTTGAAAAAACAGCAGAAGATTTTAGATTATTATATAATATAGATCAACCAAAAAATGTACTGAAAATAGATAATACGACAGGCAATGTTATAGATACACCTAGTGTTAATCATGCTGTTACTAATTCTGATTTATCATCACTTGCTAGTCATCTAATAGGTTATCAATCGAGAGATTATTTACAAAGTTTACTATTAGACAAATCTACAGAATTTGAATTCTATCAAGGATTTATTAGACAAAAAGGATCTCGTCGGGTACTAAACACCATGTTAAGAAATACCAGTATATTAGGTAACGGCGAAGTTATTAATTATTACGA